CTGGTGCTGGTGCTGGTGCTGGTGCTGGTGCCGGTGCTGGTGCTGGTGCTGGTGCTGGTGCTGGTTCTGGTGCCGGTGCTGGTGCTGGTTCCGGTTCATCTGCTGGTGCGAGTGCTGGTGCTGGTGCTGGTGCGGGTGCTGTTACAGATTCATCAGGAAATACAGTTACCACTGGAACAGCAGCAGGCGCTGGTACTGGTGGCGGATCACCCACTACATCAACATCAAACACAACAGCCACAAATCCGAATAGTTCAACGCAGACTCCTGGTTCAACAACAGCAAATCCTACTGTAAGTACTCCTTCACAAAATGATTTACAAGTATATATTGATGCCATAGTTGTATTCTCATTGGGTGTAAGTTCACTTGGCGGCAAGACTGCTGTCTTAAATAAATTATCTCCTGATGATATTTCATATTTTAATACTTTATACACAGATGTCTCTAAGATTGATCAATATGCTATGGCTCCCGCTACATTTCCTTATAATTCAGCGCAAACAGCAAATAAAACAAAGGAATACACATATGCTAATCAATATTTAGTATCTAACTTACCTAATCTTTTACAAGGTACATCAGCAATGAGAACATATATACAAAATAAGATTTCTGGAGTTACATCATCTTCTGCTGGTGCTGGTTCTAGTGCTGGTGCTGGTGCTGGTTCTAGTGCTGGTGCTGGTGCTGGTTCTAGTGCTGGTTCTAGTGCTGGTTCTGGTTCTGGTTCTGCTGGTTCTGCTGGTTCTGGTGCTGGTGCAGGTTCTAGTGGAGCAATGAATACAACAACTGCTACTGCTTATCCCGGTGGCCAAGGCAACCAACCTCTTTCTGGACAATTTCAAATGAATGGAAATCCTATGTCAGACTATGTCAATTCCACCGCAAATGCTTCGGGATTTGCGCCCGGCAAAAAAGATTCTGATATGGTGGACCCTTCCGATCTTCAATCACTGATTACATCAGTTAAAACCATAACAGAGCAACTTAAATCTCTAAATACGACTGAACCTGTTATTGTAGCCCGCATTCAAAATATAGATAGACTCATTCTTGATTTAAATGAAATTAAGCAATCGCTCCAGCAAGGAAAAACAACTCCCAATCAGATTCCTATCCGAGTGGGTGATGCTAGAAACTTTCTAAAACAAAGCAGCAAACTAGAGAAACAACTACCTAATTTAATCAGCATGCCAGCAGTTCCTGATGCAGGAGCATCGCAACCAACTATGACGCAGACAAGCCCGCAGAATCTGCTAGAAATGGCCAAGTATCTCAAGGGCTCTATCAGTCTACATTTTGACGGTGATCTATATGCGCGTGAACAGATGGCTAAGCGTGTTGATAAAATTACAAATATGCTAGAAACAAAGAAAATTTCATCCCGAGATGCGGAAAATATCCTTCAAGCGCTGACTGCTATACAAGGACAACTTGGACCTTCAAACTACGAGCAGATGGATGTATTCAAATCCAAATTTTCACCAACAGGAGGTATGTCAAGTGAATCCAAACCCGGATATATGCCTGACCAAGATCAACTCAAGAAAGCATCTGATGGAGGCGATGACAACATTCGCCCTGGAACTGGCACTAATTCCTACCTAAAACGAGCATCTTCAGCTTATTCTGCCTATGCGTTTAATGATTTAACAGCACCTGATTACAAGGATAAGTTAATTAATCTTTGTGCGAATGTAACAAAATCTGGTCTTGATATGGGAAATATTGGATGTACAAATATTGGAAATGTCGGCCCGGATTATGGTTATAAGGGCGCATATTTAATGATATGTAATCGTCTTGAAGATACCTGGGGTGGATCATATCCTCAAATGTTCGGATGTCCTACAAAAAATTAAGTTAAAATTAGATACATACGATAGAATGAACTCAACTATGAATGTAACTACTGAGGATTTTCCTGTAATTGGAACTCTTATTATGATTGTTGTCTTTGTCTATGCTTGGATCGCTGATACTTCTGAACGTAAGGAAGCCTTTACTGTACATCTCGGCCCGCCTTCCCGCATTGAGACCTTCTATGGAGGCCCTCCGCCAGTTCTTCCTAGATATCAAGCATATTCCGAATAGTTAATATTAAATTATAGATTTGTAGAAAATTAGAATCCTTGTCAAGATTTCTAATTTTCCCACATTATGATAGGATATGAAGTTTACCATTAAAATAATCTTTTTAGTGCTTGGCACTTTTGCCCTGGGTTTATTTCTAGGAAAATTCACAACTTCAGGTTCAGTCCCAGTAAGAGAAAATTTTGCGACAAATGATTCAGCATTCTGTTATAAGTGTAATGCGAAGAAACCGTGTGATTGTCCTACACATTCACAGGCACAAGGACAGGCACAAGTAGCACCCATGTGCCCTCCTGTTCCCGATATGTCCAAGTATGTTCTAAAATCTACTGTGCCTCCTTGCCCTCCTCTGCCTGACCTTTCTAAGTATATGCTAAAAACCGAGTGCCCACCCTATCCTGATATGTCTAAGTATGTATTAAAGTCATCTGTTCCTAAGTGCCCGCCCTGTATAGCATCTTGCAGTAAACCCTGTAAGATTGGCGAATGCCCGCCTTGCCCCCGCCCTCGTTGCCCCGTTGTCAAATGCCCTGAGCCTCGTCCGTGCCAACCGTGCCCTACTATTTCTCCTGAGCGATGCCCCGAACCGCAGGTAAGTTGTAAGAGTTCATTCGCCGATGCTGGATCGGTGCGTCCTATGTTGGCATCCACGGCTAACTTCGGTTTCTAATAATTTTATTCTTTACATATAGAAATGTCATTGGGCGCTAGTTATGGTAATGTTGCCACTCCTCGTCGTCAGTATATTGCGACTGAGTCATTCGTGAATGACTTTTTTACATACACAACATCTACAGATGCGAATGGTTTAACTACCGGCGCACTTACACAGGTTTCTGGTGCAACGACGGAGGCCTGCCCTGCTGGCCGGGTTCTTCGTGACAATGGCAAGCGTCTCTATCCTAATGCGCACCCTAATATCACCTATGCTATGATTGGTGTGTTTGACCCCCAGACTTTCTTGTCTGGATTTATCAACCCTAACTCCCCCATCTTTGCGATGTTCAACTCAGACAAGCCGTATTTCACGGATAATCTGGGTGATGGAAAGAATGCGGGTTTCGATGTGAATCTTTCCTCTACAGGCTTGGTGAATGAGGGCAATGCGGTTTTCACGAATGGTAATGTTATTGCTGGCAAGCAGGTATATGCTGATAAGCGCTTTTCCACAACGGGTGCGGCTGTTGCGACAACTGGCTTCCCTACTGCTTCAACCATCAATGTTGCGGAGGGCCAACTCTTCTACTTTGTCAACCCCACTGGAGACATGGTTGTGAATGCGCGCAACTCCTCCACAATTGGAACCCACGCCTATATTTTCTTAAGCAATGCTACGATAGGAAGTTCAATCAACTTCGGCACAGGTTTCCGTGCTACTACCTTGTTGTCATCAGGTGCTATTATGAATAATATTTCTTCTCTTGGTTCTGGCAAGGTAAATACCATCCACTTCATGGGTGATGGTTTCGGCATGACGGAGGTCAGCCGCACGCTCAACTTTAGCAGCATCTTTGGTGGGCCCCATCGTTAAATACATATTTCATATTTCATATTTCACATTCACGCTGTTTAAAACAGTATAAATGTAGAATTTTCAGTCCAACCAGTAGGGATGGATACTCGTTTTTGGGGTCCAAGTGCATGGCGACTCATACATTTAATCGCTTTTTCAGATCATCGGAGCCCCGATGTCTATACATTCTTAGAAGAACTTCCGTATATTCTTCCTTGTAAGTATTGCCGGTCTTCTCTGTCAGAGTACTATACACATCGGCCTGTTCCCAAACAAGAACTTGCTCGTTGGTCCTACGAAATTCATAATGATGTTAATAATAAACTCCGAAAGCAGGGTCATCTTCACAAAGCTAATCCGCCTTTTAGTGAAGTGAAAGAGCATTACACAGCCGCACTGTCCTCAGATATACATGTTCTCGGATTTGATTTCTTTAAAAGTGTTGCTTTTGTAACAAGTAAATTAGACCCTCGGCATCTTAAGCGCTGGTGGAACTCTATCCCAAACGCACTTCCTTTTCCTGAGTGGCGAGAACTATGGTCTTTAGCCGTAAAAGAAGCAGGACCTGTTCCTGTCCACAAAGGAAGAACCGCCGTGCTTGCCTGGCTTTATAAAATCTGTAAACATATGGAATTAGAAACAAATAATTTTAAGGACTACTGCAAGGAAGCCCGCACATTTAGTAGTACTTGTCCGAAAGGCAAGGGGACATGTCGTTCTACTAAAACACGACGACGTGAAATACTCAAAAAACGCCGTGCTATTACGCTTAAGCAAATCGGAGGGTTTTTTTAAGAGTTTCCATCCTAGCCTCAGCCTCTGCTGAATACACTAATCCGCGATACATTTTTTTAAACATAAAAGCACGCGTCCATTGCTCAGCCACTTCATCTTGAAAGCCTAGTTCCAGCAGTCGTAGATATAAATATCCACATTCATAAACATCCTCTTTTTGCCAAATTGAATCTGTCCAAGAAAAGGATATTATATGACATTTATTTTTGTAAAAAAGTGTGAATGACATCCCTGAATCATCTATTGCGGGTTTCTTTTAAATATTTAAACCGTATCCTCTTTTAGAATGGAATATCTTTATTATGCGTTGGCTGTTGCGGTCGTCCTTTTTGTGGGCGTAACAATTTTTAAACAATTTGTCGAGCAGCCCCTAGTAACTCTTCTTACCCATGAGAACTTTGCGGATGCCCCGACAACTGGATCCGGAGAAGGCAACTACAAATTTATCATGTTTGGCGTAGATTGGTGTCCTCATTGCGTAAAGGCTAAGCCTGAATTCCAAGCCCTCGGCCCTACACAGACCATCGCCGGACACGCTGTTGATTTACAGGTAATAAACCCCGAGACGGATGAGAACCCTTATAAGGAAAAGGTAAAGATTTCCGGATATCCAACGGTTGTTCTGCTAGATGCGGCAGGGAATACGACCGAATACGAGGGCCCGCGTTCAACACAGGGGTTCCAAGACTTTCTGGCAGAGAAAGTTCAATAAATAAGCGTGTACCTTTTGCTAACCACCATATTTTTACTTCTTCCAATCCAACCCGGTATAAATGTTCCCTATCCTCCTTATTCAAATCAAGGGCGATAGATGGAAAATCAGATGTTGGAATTGAGATTATATTATCCGACCATTCATTGACAATTTTCTGCTGTTCATAATTATTTCTAAATGAAATTATTAAATTTAGATAATCAAAGAATTCCGGTTTTGATACAACAGATCTTGAGGGAAAATAAAATCCAATAGCATCGCGTTTATCGTCATCAGGCACATGATACCAAGGAAAATTTCCGCCCAACATTCCATCGCACCAATAATGGCCTGTAAGTAAATCCTTATAAGGACAAAAATAAAAGGGAATTGCCATTGTAGCATAAATAGCATCTAGCACAAATAAATCCGGATGACTCGCCGCTGAAGCAAAAAACGGAACGCTTAATGTTACATTGCTTATAAAGTAATAAATATCATTTCCCGTTGCCTCCTTGAATTCCCGCAAAGTCCATCTGCTAGAATCTTTGCGAATGTTCTCCAGCAGTTTAACAATCATTTTTCGTAATGCGAATCCTTTATCTAAGCCCATTGTTTCTCCGATTGACATAATATCTTCCGCATTAAAATCCCGACTCTTCGTAAAATCAAATTCATGAACAAAACGAAGTATATCTTTCTCAGGCATTCCGATTGAAAAAAGCACCGCAATCAAAGCACCCGCTGAACAACAATACCATTTTCGCACAGCCTGTAGAGCACCGATTCTTTTAAGATGTAATAGACCTCCCACAAAACTAATACATCGTGTTCCGCCACCGCTCAGAACAACGCATCGCGGGATTCGTTTCATAATCACTTCTGTTATTCAATCAGGAATGAGTGGTCCAAACCCACCGCGTCTAGAAGCATCATCTTTGTTTGTTGAACAAAACAAAAAAGATCACATACGATGTGAAATCTATAATACAATCCTTAGTCGCGTTCATCAGAAAATTCAAGGAACAAATCGCCTGCCAGGAAATACACAACAACTGATTTATCTTGTCCCCGAATTCATACCTGGAGTTCCCCGATTTGACATGAAAGAATGTATTATCTATCTGGCATACAATTTGCGTTCATCGGGTTTTTTTGTAAATTATACTCATCCGAATGCATTGTATATTTCCTGGAAAGAGCAAGCCCGCAATTATCGCATAAATGAATCGCCGTATACTAAATCGCTTATTCAAATCACTGAAGAAGGAATTAAAAAACAACTTGAAAAACAACACTCTACTGAGATTGTTACTTTTGAAAAGAAAAAGTCTAATCTGCGGAAAACTTCCGATTACAAGACTCTTACGGGGGGAATGTCACAGTATGTTTCTCAAACCTCTGCGACCGACGATTCAACAACTAAGAATGTTCATTTTATCTAAATAAATCCGGATGCTCGTAGCCTACGCATCATTAAAGCAAGTTCATTTCCTCTGCCTCGTCCACTTCCGTTTCCCCGTGATCTTCCACCTCCTCTCTGCGGACCAATTGAAGATGTCAACATGTGTGCTAGAGCATACTGCTGACTTCTAAAAAACAAATCAAGCAATAAAATAATTGCTACACCGAGAAGAATAAATAACAGAATTTCCGAGAAAGCATCTCGTTCTCCTTGTACCTTGTATTCATGTGTATCCAGGCGCTCAAGGATTTTGTCAATCTTCTCACGAAGGTCATCTTCAATACCTATAGCATTTGTAGTATCTTTTGATGACCTACCTGAATCACTGGCTGAACCATATTTCGGGTCAGGAACATTTCTCCAGAGAGTTGAATATCCGTCAACAGGTGTTACAGATGGTGCGATAGGAGTCTCAGAGTTTCGTTTTATACCCTTGCTCAGAGCAAACTGAGCAGCCCAATCTGGTTGAAGCATAAAAGCATTAGTATCATTATCGGCTCCCAGAGGATACGGGAAATAGTCTTCAGCAGGGTCAGGCGCAGCAACTAAATAATTACTCTGGCTAGATGTTCGTGAATTTTCAGCAGTTGTTCCTCCTAGGACTGGAACATCCACGGGAGGTCTTTCTGCTGGTCTATCGGGTTCTACAATAAGAGGTTCTGGTCGCAACCCTTTCTTGCTTTTCTTTGATTTCTTCGTGGGTATTTGACCCGATGTTGCACCTTCACTCATAGAAGGAAATGCTTCGTCTAAAGATGCGTAGCTCATTGGCTTCCCTATCGTATAACATTATTTTCTGTTTATCAAACAAAATGTCTCTTGACATAATTCTTCTATCCGCTTTTTTTACAATTATCTTTCTCTTTCTAGCAAATTACACAATTAAAGAAGGATTTGCCGTTGATCCAAATGTTCAATTGACAATAACGAAAAAAGATAAACCGGTTACATGCACAGAAGCATCACTAGCATATACAACACTTTTACGATATATCGCAGCAGATGTAACAGGTGATGGTGGAATAGTTTTGAAAAATATTCGGGATACATTTTTGGAAATTGATGATGAATGTTACAAGAATAAGACATGTCCAGCCATTGGTCTAAAACGAGATTTAGATCCAGATACACTCTATAGTAACTGGAGCAACCCTCTAAAATGTCAGGCCTAATATAGGAGATGTTATTGGAAACTTTAATACCGTTGCCAATGAATTGGTTATTATCAGTTATAGTCTTAATTATCGCTGCGAGACCGGATGGTCTTCCTCGGAATATCCGTAAAGTATTAACTTCCTGGCTTGGAGTAATTGGTCTTTTTTCAGGAGGGCTTGTGCTATTTACAAGTCAGCCTATTATGGGCACAGCCGTTTTTATTCTGATGTTTGCTTTGCTAGCAGAAGAGCATAAGAAGAATAAGCGTGAATATTTTGATAATCAAATCACTAAGGACGAAGTTACGAGTAAAACACGATGGGGAGTTGAAAAAATACTGGATGAGCGGCCTAAAGCAATTTTTGACCGAATGGTGGTCACGCAGGCCCCTAATTCTTAGACTATAGTAGGGATGTTAGATACGGATACTGTAACTCTTGGATTTACTGTATTAGCATTAATTTTTGCTGTACTTTTATTTAGTTTATCATTTGAAACACCCTATAATAAGCAACTCCGTTATTTAGCCCGGCAACCCTTTTTCCGCTTTTCAGCCTATGTATTAATTCTGCTAGGAATGGACTGGAATCCTGTTGTGGGTATGCTTACTTTCCTACTTGTTGTCTTATGGTTCTATGATGTAAATTTATTAAGTGCTTAGTTTTAATTTACTACTAAAAGGTAGGGAATGCGAAAGCAGAAAGGAGGTGATTTAAATGTTCCTTCTCCAGTTCAAACATTAGCTGTTGGAGCATCAACTGCTGTCGCAGCTACTGCTGTGTCAGTGGCTGTTGACCCTATGACACAGACGATTGGATATTTAAGTTCAAATCCATGGTTAGCGGGTATTTGCTATGTTATCTTGAACTTGGGTGGAAAACATATCGCGATGAATTTAACACCTGAACAGGAAAAAATGCTGGGTTCTTTATGGATACGTCCTATAATCATCTTTTGTTTATGCTTTGTCGCAACTCGTAATGTAGTAACTGCTTTCTGGCTAACTGTTATATTTATGCTTGTATTCTATGTAATTATTTATGAGGCAAGTCCGTTCTGTCTCTTGCGTGTAGTTCCGACACAGACACAGACACAAAGTCAAGCTAAAGATAAAAGCTCAGTTCAAGCGCCTAATGGACAGCTACAAATGCTTCCACTTTTCATGCGGGGTCCTCTAGCAGTTCCTGATACGAGTGTCGTAACAGAAGAAGCCACTTATTTGGATAATATTGCTAAATTATAATTTACACATTGAGCGTTAATGTTCCTCCCGAAACTGTGGACGATGCTGTCTTACGACTGCGGCGCTTCTTAACTTCATCAAAATTGCTTGTTGAAGTTGCTACACTCTGCATCTCATCCAAGATATTGCTTACTTCACGCAGAGGATCACCCTCTGAACCAACACCTTCGCGCAGAATATTCATGTTGATTGTCTGCGGGGAACCGGATTCATTAGGAGAAAAAATAGGAGCATCATTCATATTAATCGGAGGGGCGGGAGGCTGAGACTGCATCATGCGTTCATTCTCAAATGCTTGAAGAATATCATCTACGCCAGTGGGGCCACGCATTTCTCTGCGTTGTCCTTGTGCCGGTCGCTCTTCTTCGGCCCGCTGGGGAGGCGCACGGCTACTCTGATTAAATGGCATGCTATTCATCTGCGGGCCCGAAGGTTGCTGCTGTACCGAAGGGCCAGCTTGTCTCTGCGCTCCAGCATTCATAGCAGCCCCTACAAAGTTACCAAAACCCGGCCCGGCCTGATTGGCCGCTGCGGTCGCAAATTGCTTCATAAGGTCCGGATTGTTTCGCAAAATATCATCCATGCCCGGCATCTTGGACTTGAAGTATGTATTTGTAACATGGAACATAGCAGCAGAAGCACCAAGTGTCATAACAAGACGAACTTCAGGCGGCATCTTTCCAGAATCCTTGTATTTGTCATATAACTCCTCAAAAATCTCGTCATAATCCTCGGCATTCTCGTGAACTGACTCGGACCAGCCCTCAAGATTGACATCAAAGGGATTAAACCGATTGTTTAAAAACTCGGCGCCCGTCGCAAATGTCATAAGCATATTACGTTGAAACTTGAGTGATGCTTCAAGATTGCGGGAATCCACAACACGTCCATACTCGGCCTTGATTTCATCCAGGGAGTTAGCCATTGTCATGCGCTGGCCGCCCATACCCTTGGACGAAAGGCGCATCATGCGGGTCAAATAGGAGTTCTTCTCCCGATTCTCATCCTCCACTGACATTTGAGGTACAGCAGGCTTTGTGGAAACTGTTCCCGAATTAATATCAAAACTGATGGGCTGCTGGATAGGTGTGCGGAAAGCATCATTTTTGCCAAAATTGGGAATTTCCACTTTCTCTCCGCCACCACTGACCGTTTCCATGTTATCCAGATTTACAAACTCCAGATTTTCACTGAAACCGCCCCCTCCACCGCCGCCACCTCCATCAATTGTGATTGTAGGACCAGATGAATTTTCCTGCCGGGTGCCAATATTAATTTTGTTTGTGTTTGTCAGCAGGGACATACCCATATCATCTGCTAGATCGCTGATACCGCCAATCTCAATCTCGTTAGCCTTCTTTGCAAATTGAATCAACTCTTCGGGTCCAGGTCTAGAACCGCCGAAACTTACCGACATCTTCTGTTTCTTATTTCTAGACTATTTGGCTTTTCTTTACGCGGTGGCCGCCAGTCCTCAGTAGCCTTTGGCTAACTTCGTAGACGCACTCTCCAAAATAAGATAAAATCTATTACAAAAACTAGAGGCATGGGTGTAGCAGACACACTTCTTGTTAAGAGAACAACTGAAATTTCCCTCTTTATTCAACTAATTACTGGAATTTTAAGCGCTATTGGACTTACCATAGAATTAGATGAAAGCGATCAAATCCTGCAAGATATCCTAGGTCTTGAATTAATTGTACAAATCATAGAATTCGGATTCTATATTTTCTTTGTACTACATTTTAATCTTGAAACGTTGGCAACAAGCAGATATAATGATTGGGTATTCTCCACACCAACAATGCTTTTCTCAATGGCAGCCTATTTTTTCTATGAGGAGCAGAAGGAAAAGAATATTGTGAAAAATAATCTGCTGGAATTTACTCTAGATAATAAATGGCCTCTGCTAGAAATATTCTTCTTTAATTTTTGTATGTTAGCCTTTGGCTTCCTCGGAGAAACAGGAGTAATTGATAGGTATACAGCACTTGTTCTGGGAACAGCATGTTTTGCCCGTTCATTTTATGTTCTCTATAAAGAATTTGCTGATAAATCAATAATTGGTAAACAACTTTTTAACATACTCTTTGTAATTTGGGGTCTCTATGGAGTTGCTTTCATAACACCTGTAGTTCAGAAAAATATCAGCTATAATATCTTGGATATCATAGCAAAGAACTTCTTCGGATTATACTTATTTTACAAAATTTCTGTACAAGGTAGGGCCAAAGGGAACAAAGTTGATGTTTAGCGACGCAGCTTCCGAGTCTTGCGGTATTTGCCGTTTTTGTTATTATAGTTATTATTGTTATTATTACTGTGTGTATCAGTAACAGTTAATCTCGTTTTTTCTATTAATTCTATTTTGTCACCTAGGGTATTATATACTTTATAACAAACAAGTGGACCTGATCTAACAGTACCTCTGTGTGTAGTTGGCGGATTTGTAGTAGTATCAGTCCACTCAACAGTATTACCAGAACGAATATTCATTTAAATAATCGCAAGAAAAAAATTAGCATGACCAAAGGGAGTAAAGTAGGACTTTGGGCTCAGCCCAAAGTCATCTGTAAAGTATCCGCCAAATCATACTTTTTAGAAACACCATTAAAAAGCAAAAGCCAAGGAGCAGCAACTGCTGGTTTTGCTGTGGACCACAAAGCCAATTTCTTTTCAATTCTTCCCAAAGTCGCATCTTTCCTTTCCTTGTATTTATCCGAACCAGCAGAAATCTCATCGCCCTTATTTTTCGCACCGGGATGGATGAATTCGAAGCTGCCAGTCCACCCATCTTTCTCCAAGATGTATCGCATTAATGAATAAATTTGCATCTGAATGTCCCGCAAAAGAGGCGCAATACTTTTCTGGTTTTCAATTCGTACAACGGACGCTTTCTTAAGAATAGGGATGCGGGATTCAACAAAAACCCGAATTTTTCCAAATACATCTGAGGGACTCATACTCTTCACTTTAGCAGCCTTGTAAGGCATCAAATAGAACTTGGCTACTTCGTCTAGCAGTGCCGCTTTTGTCTTTTTTTTCGCATCGGTCCATCCTAGTTCGGTCGCAAATTCACGGATGGTCGCAACTGTTTTAATCTTCTCGGGGTCTATAGCAGTAAAGCCCTTGAAGCCTTTCTTGCCGCATTTTTTACATAGCAAGGCTGCCTCGGAAGAGGTACCCTTGTAGGACCACGAAGCAGGTCCTTTACAGGATTGAATAGAGCATCGTGTGGATAACTGAGCGGAAGAATCAGACACTAGATTAAAATTCTCCCATAGTAAGATATCGGATATCTGCTGGTTTCCACTGAGGTCAGCCACAACTTCCGCAACACAGATTCCCAAATTCTTAATACCAGGATCAATTGCCACAATTGTCCGCATCATTATTCTAATGAATCGGACATTTATTTAAGCCTTCGTTTATTCAGGATCTTCTGTGCGTTGATCTCTTGTTCTTGTATATACTGGATTTGGAGAAGAAGTCCGTTGCGACCAAGTAACCTGCTCTAATGTTTCAAGTCTATCATATACAGGATTCATATTATGATATAAATGACAAGAAAATATACATTGTAAAATATAACCAAGAGTAAAAGTTAAAGTTAAAATATGGACTGGGTCCATTTATCTCCTATTTTTACGACTCCTTTGTTTGCGTGTTCTCTTTCGCAATTGCTGATTTTCAGGAATAGATTTCAAATTGGATTTTTGTTTTAGTGTTAAATAACGCCGAGGCCGCGGCGCATAAACTATCTTATTTTTTGAATTTACAAAAATTTTAGCAAATCTCTCGGCACTTTCGGGATTTTTGAATGAAAAATACTCTTTTACAAAAGTAGATTTTTCCTCGGGTTCTACTCTTGTCATAGCATTCCTAAACATAGGACGGGCCGCAGGTGTAAATTGACTTGCGATTGGACGACCCGGTTCTCCAATGCCATATTTGAATGCGTTCATCTACTTCCAGCAGTTAAATTGTTCGGATGAACTCCCAGCCCAAGTCAACACAAATCTTCTGCCAGATGTTATCTTGCATATAGAGCTTTTCATGACTTTTTAGCAAAGGGAAACACGGCAAGAAATCGTCCAGTTCCAGCAGTTGACAAAACTTATATAAGACGTAAGAATACGACAAGAAATTGGAGCGACCCCGCGGACAATGCCGAATGAACGACGGCTGAATCTCCTTGAACATATACCGCAGTTTATCCTCCATCTCCCGTGACATGGTGGGCGCACAGAACGCATTCATCCTGTGTAAAATATGCGGGATATGCTCGTAGAATTTGTTCAGATGGAGTTTCTTTAGGACCTCCCGAAGTTTCTGGGGCTTGAGTGTACGCGGGTCAGTAATACGCTCCTTCTTGATTTCCGCCAGTATATTCTCATACACATCTGCTGGAATCTCGGTACTTTCCTTTGCTTGGAACTGGGCCAACCACTCATTGAAATGGTTAATCTTCTTATAGGCGAAGTACGAGATTTCACGCGGCGGGTCCTTATAAGAAGGCTTTTCAGAATCCACCAGAATAAAGTCTTGATAGCCACACCCCGGGCATCCCAGAGTTGCCTCATTGTGATAAAAGACCATCTCTGTTTCGCAATGAGGGCACGCACCAAAATCGGGTTCTATGCCAGACCCCGGTAGGATTCCACCGCGAATCGCAGTTGGCTCAATAATACTCAAATAACGCTCTAATGCCTTGTCACGCTGGAGTCCATTAGAATCTTCAATATCCCGGGCTTTAATAATCTTCTTTGGCTCTTTCTCCGTCGCCGGCAGTGGCATTAGCTGCGAAAGAGAAGGTTCAGCGTCATCGGCAACTTCAGCAGCACCAGCACTGAAATAATTTAAAACGCTATTTTGAGGAGTTCGCAACTTACTAGCAGGTTTCCTGCTAGAAACATGATGTCCTGAAGCAATTTTTTCCTGTGAATCATAATAATTAAATAGAATATTTCCAACTTGTAAAAAATAATCAAGTCGTTCGTCATCTTTCTGTAGACGAACCACCTGTTGTTCTAAATCTTGTAAATCTTCAACGAGTACTTTATATTCATCGGCATGAAGAGCCCCGGTGAAGGCATCTATTTGAGCCTCCTTTTCGGTAATCTTCTTTTCTATTCCAGTAATTTGTGCTCGTTTTTCATTCATAGTACGCATCTTCTCAGAGTGAAATGCCTCTAAGGTAGTAGGCATATCAGTCACTTCTTGAGCAGGAGCATCCATGGTATGAAGAACCATGTGTAAAGGTTTATTTTCAGACATTAACTATATCCTATCTTTCAATGTTCCTTATGTCATCTGCGGATTTTAAGAACCGCGGGATTTCACAGGAAGAGTTCCCCCGGTGATCCTCAGGTTTTTGGCTCCGCAAGATGCCCCGGTCTCGGGTTGTTGATTTCATCAATGACCCCGGTGTTCTCCAGAAAAATTCCTCAAAATCCCCAAATCCGCCAAATTATTTTCTTTGTGATAAATATAACAAATGGGAGGTGGTGGTTTAATGCAGCTTGTAGCCTATGGCGCGCAGGATATCTACCTGACGGGAAACCCTCAGATCACGTTCTTCAAGGTGGTGTACCGTCGCCACACCAACTTCGCGATGGAGTCGATTGAGCAGACCTTCAACGGCACTGCCAACTTCGGCAAGCGCGTAACATGCACGATCAGCCGCAACGGTGACTTGATCCACCGCATCTACCTCCAGGCCACCTTGCCTCGGGTCCAGCTTGCGTCCACGGACGGCTCAGGCGCCCAGTTCCGCTGGCTCAACTACGTCGGCCACAACCTCATCAACTCAGTTGAGCTCGAGATTGGCGGCCAGCGCATCGACAAGCACTACGGCGACTGGCTCCAGATCTGGAACGAGCTCACCCAGGAGGCTGGCAAGCAGGCCGGCTATGCTGAGATGGTTGGCAACGTTCCCGAACTCGTGAACTTGCTCGTTCAGGGCGGTGAGACATGCGACGATGCGTGCGCCGGCGGTGAGCCCAACTCCCTCGCCGAGGTCGCCAACTGCGCCCCGGAGTACACACTCTACATCCCCCTCCAGTTCTGGTTCTGCCGCAACCCGGGCCTTGCGCTCCCGTTGATCGCTCTCCAGTACCACGAGGTCAAGATCAACCTCGAGTTCAACGAGATCAAGTACCTCTGCTGGGACCAGGTCACTGGCTCAGCGGCCCTCCACGCCATCCGCGACCGTGTTTCATCATCCGGCCTCGTGTCTGCCTCCCTCTATGTTGACTACATCTACCTCGACACGGACGAGCGTCGCCGCTTCGCCCAGGTCTCCCACGAGTACCTCATCGAGCAGCTCCAGTTCACGGGCGATGAGTCCGTGACCTCCTCCAACAACAAGATCAAGCTCAACTTCAACCACCCCACCAAGGAGCTTGTTTGGGTTGTCCAGCGCGACTCCTTCGTCGCCTGCGACGATGCCACCATCAACCCGTGGAAGGGCATGCAGCCTTTCAACTACTCCGACTGGTGGGACCGGTCAGTCCTCGACTCCGGCTACTCCCTCACCCGCGTTGAGGGCCTCGCCGGCTACAACCCGGTCGCCGTAGCAAAGATCCAGCTCAACGGCCACGATCGGTTCTCAGAGCGCGAGGGCAAGTATTTCAACTTGGTCCAGCCTTACCAGCACCACACCAACGTCCCCGCCGTTGGTATCAACGTCTACTCCTTCGCCCTCAAGCCGGAGGACCACCAGCCTTCCGGCTCATGCAACTTCTCCCGCATTGACAATGCGACCCTCCACCTTACGCTCACCAACAACACTGTCTCCAGTGTCTACTCCGCCAAGGTCCGCGTCTACGCCGTGAACTACAACGTTCTCCGCGTGATGAGTGGAATGGGTGGACTTGCTTACAGTAATTAGAAACCTCCGCAGGTTTATCGTCTGGATTTTTTGCTAGAAAATTCATATAAAACATTCGTAAATATTAGATATTTAGGAATGCCCAGAAATACGAAACCAATGAAAGACCCTATTGTGCCTAAACCGACTCCTCCGGCAGTCCAGCAGCCTCAGCCTCAGAAACCCACACTAACATCATCTGTCATAGAAGGAATGGCCTTTGGTGGCGGCAGTGGTATTGCTCATGCGTTCATTGGCCAGCTTTTCAGTGGTCGCAGTAAATCAAACGCAGAAGATAAGAAAACTCAGTACACGCATTGCTTGGAAATCACAAAAAACAATTATGAAGCCTGCGAACATTTACAAATGTAAAGTAGATGGCTATATTCAATAATCCAACTAGACCACCAAAAATCAAAGCAGCATATGGTACTGCGAAGAAAGCCCGAAATACTATCCGACGCCTACGCAAAGAAACGCGCAAACAACAGAGGCAAACTGCTAGAAGCATGTATTTCCGAGCAAAGTACCATAAATATCAAACTGCTGGAATGCGAAATGCCATGAAAGTCTACGGTGATTTTTTAAAACACACTAAATAGAAAATGCTCTGGAAAATTGCCATCTTTCTGGCTTCACTTTCAACCGCATCAGCAGAATATGGCTGCTCTGATTTCACACAATTAACGCACACCGCATCTGGCTGCCCTGCGAATCAAGGCAACCCTGACTGTAGTTTTATCCAAGCAAATGCTCAGCAATTCTGCTCAACTACAGCATCAAGTTGGGAGATTATTAATGGTCCTAACTGTAATTTACGCGGAGCATCCTATGGATGTATCTTTGCTTCAGGACTCTACTCAACAACTGACCAGTTCTGCTGCCCCCTGATTATTGTAGGTTCTCAAGCGAATACAACTGCTTCTGCAACTGCTACAGCTACATCATCTTCTACAGCAACATCTTCGGCTTCTTCTTCTGCTTCTGCTTCAGCCACAGCCACTGCAACATCATCTTCCTCTGCGACCTCTTCTGCTTCTGCTTCAGCATCTGCTTCAGCCACAGCCACAGCCACATCATCTTCTTCGGCATCAGCAACAGTAACATCATTAGTATCGGCTTCTGCTAGAGCAACAGCATCATCAATAGCTACATCTACAGCCACATCCTCATCCACAGCAACAGGTACATTTACTGCGATTCCCTCAACAAATATTACGGTCATCTATATTACTACCGCTGATACAGCAATTGGTAATGGTCAAGCCGCTGCTATTGGCTTTTCTGCCATCTTTGGATTTTTAGTTGTCTGCGGATGCTGCGGTATTATCTTTTATAGAAAGAGACCAGCACCTCAAAGAGAAGGATTACCCGAGCCACAAAATTTAATTATTAGACAAGTGACAATCGTTGATAGAAAAAAACAGAAGTCAGATTCTGAAGTATAAAATCCACATGTTAATAGAATTTGCGTATAATAATCTAAAGATTAAAATTCATATTGTATATGGAATCGTTTACAGAAAGAACAAAATGTTTATTCTGCAAGAAGTCGGAATTCAATATTCTTCTAGAAGAAGACTTCAGTATACCAATTGGATGTTATTCGGTAAATGAAAAAGATTATAAATCTGTTTTTATTCCCTATAATGTATTACACTGTAATATTTGCTCAGCAGTTCAAACAAAGTATGAGGGTAATTTATCTCTTATTTACAATGAAAGTTTTGCTGGACTATTTGGATCAACACGAAATGTTATGAATGTGGAGTTTTCAAATTTCATTATTGAGAATAAGACAATATCAAGTATCCTTGAAATTGGAGCCGGCAATGGTGATGTAGCAAATTTACTTTTAGAAAACAAAGATTATAATTATACAATTATTGACCCTAGTTACTGGGGAAAAACAGAAAATCGTACAGTAATAAAGAGTTTTTTAGAAGAAGTTGATTTTAAGCCTCTTAGTGCTGATACTGTAATTATGTCTCATGTTTTTGAACATTTATATGACCCAATGGCTATAATACATAAGATATCATCATTATCTGGTGTAAATCATATTTATATTAATCATCCCAATCTTGAATCATTTATTAAAGATGGAACATATCATGTTTTAAATCCTGAGCATATTTTTTATGTTGAAAATTCATTTATAGAACAAATATTTTTGCTTTGTGGATTCAAAAGAAAGCGTATATATGATTACATCAAGTTTGCTGTATTCTTTGAATTTGAAAGAGTAACTGAAAGTCTTACTATATTTCCGAAAAATATAGATACATTACAGCAAACAAAAAATTATTTTTCAAAGGTTCGCACAAATATAAATCGACTTAATAAAATTATAGATAACAGCATTCTACCTGTTTATATATGGCCTTCTTCAATGCATACGAATTTTGTTATATCAATGGGTCTATCAGTTAATAAAATAGTTAATGTGCTTGATAATTCTCCTCATAAAATTGGAAAATACTTATACGGATATAATTTATACTGTAAATCATTTAAGGAAATTACAGAACTAAATGAGGAAAAAATTATTATATTAGCAGGAGGATGTTTTACAGATGAAGTTCTTGCTAACTTAAAACGAAATCAATCAAATACAATCTATATTGTATAATTACTATTGTTTATAGTTTACTTGAAATATACATACTATATGATTATTTCAAGAATATTTCAAGAATATTTAAAATGTTATTCTATTTACACTATGCGCAATCCTCCCTCAACAGCATCCTTCAAGAAAGACTTCACTGTGTCTTGAGATAGACTATTAAGAGGTTGCCCAATACGATTAATACGCGTCATAATTGTTTCCGGAAGTGTAACAATATGACAACCAACATCTGATGCATTCTGTAAAACAAGATTATCCTTACAACCAGCCCACAGAACTTCAATATTGGTATTATTCTTAAACAGATTTACTGCGTGCTGAATAATTTCTTTAGGGTTTACGCCAGTATCAGAAATGCGACCACCAAAAATAGATACAATTGTAGGTGTTTGAACATTAAGTATCTTATCTCCAAGTAAGTCAATCTGCTCAAGTGTAAAAACAGCAGTGATATTTACTTGCACACCTTCTTGCAATAATTCTACAGCAGTATCAATAAGTTGTTCTCCACGAGAATTAATAATGGGAACCTTAACATAGATGTTCTTTCCAATAGATGATATTTCCCGTGCTTGCTTCTTCACAATTTCAGATTCATCCGAGAAGATCTGAAAAGAAATAGGTCTTCCAGCAATTAAATCTTTGTTTGTATTATAAAATTCTGTAAAATTTAACTGATTTGCCTGTCGCATAATAGTAGTATTTGTGGTAAATCCAACAACACCTTCATATGAACCAAACTTCTTGATATCACACCCATCGTAAAAAATCTTAGTTTTAAAAGCCATAATATTAATATAAGATTGTATATAATCTTTAAATCAACTGTAACGCTACACTATGACCCATATAATAATAATAACCAGGTATGTCTACTATAAGACCGAGATCAACCTTACCCTTCATACCTATCCATTTATATTTTAGATTCTTCTCAAGTATAAATTCATTTAATGCTTTCAATTCCGAATTAGGACCATTAAAATAATCTTTATGCTTAGTCCTTAAATAAAAAATTAGATATTAGATAATAAGTATAAAGCAAGTGAAAATCCGCACGTGGCATGACTTTCAGATTTTTTTAATAAAAATGGCAGCATTCTAATACAATACATTGCTAGAAAGAATACGCTTTTGCTAAAGATTTTTGCTTTATCATTGCCAAAACTTTCCAGCATAAAAGTATACGAATCTATATTTAGATTCAAAAACTCTTCAGGTATATTTATACCTCCATTAGTATCTACTCTAGACAACCATTCTCTAGAATCCCATGTTTCATACTTTGCTAATAAAGATTGAAGTAACTTTGCTGAATCAAATTCTTTTGGTTCCATATATCTTGCTCCAGATTGATCTATAAGTTTTATACTATCATTTTCAATATTATAAAGAATATTCTCAAGAGTTAAGTCTCCATGTACCGGACAAATAGATTCCGGTGCATACATTTTCATATCCAGTGTTTCAATATAATAACGTAATCCTTTAACACTTTTATTATTAATTGTAACATATTTTGAATTTAATAGTTTATTAAGCATATTATTAGTATTTTCAATAAATGAAAATTTGGAAAGTATTTTTTCACTTATAAAATGGTTCAGCCATTCTATACCATCAACATTTTTAGAATAGCAATAAATAGTATCATTCATTTGTGTAATTACTCTTGGAACAAGTTGACGAATTTTTTCAAAATCTAAATGTGCTATTTCAGTATAATTTTCAAGATATTCCATATCAAAATAGAATTCATCTTCACTTTCAAATACATCATAAATCTTGGGAACAGAATTTGGACAATAGAAGTCAAAACGTTTTAACTCATCCAATTGACGACGTAAAGTCTCATAATGAATTTTAGTTTCTTTTCTTTTTTCAATATATTTTCTAACCATATTCATTCCATTATTCTTAATTAAAAATACACTTGCAAACGATCCACCCTTTAAAAGACGAATTATTTCCGGTGTTTCAGGAATATTTATACCACTTATTCCCTCATTACGTGTTAATTGAACCGCTACAGCCATTCTATGAAATACACAGTATGGTTTCTTATCATTGATTAAAATGCGCGGGCCCGGATGAAGTCCTGTAACAAGTTGATCAAAAGGAATATTAAGTTCATTTAACATTTTTTCCAATTTTTCCCGACGTTCTGTTATTCTCCCTGTTGTTAATACAATTTTATGACCTTGATTCCTCCACTCATTAAGTTTTTCAAGTGTTCCTTGAATAATTTGAATATCTTTAGAATCATATGAAACATGTTTTGGCAAATACAATAAAGTGCCATCAATATCTACAAAATAAGTGCGTTTCTTTGCTAGTTGATATCTATATTGTATTAAGTCATCTGGTGTTCCAAAAGATCCTCTATTTACTATTTCAACAATAGAGATTTGTTTTCCATCTTGAATTAAAAGTGGAAAGATGTCTGAAAAATTAGCAAATGTGGAATAATGCTTAATTGTTTCAATGTTTCTAAAAAAATAGCAACCTAATAAACCTAAAACTTTATGAGATGAATCAAATTGAACAAATTCCTTCTCATAGAAAGTTAGTTGACCTGTTTTAAGATTCTTTTTTACTTTTCCCCAATTGGCATAGTTTTTCTCTTCAAATATACTGGTTGGAATTATAATTTCACAATCAGAATTTATAATATCATTTATCATAGGTTCAATATCTACATAATGATCTGAATCACAAATAAAACTACTACCCGAAATATCATAGTGTTTTAAAGCAGTTATAACTGATTCAAATGGTCCACTGGTTTTATTTTTAATAATGCACATATGTAAATTCTTCCCTTCAAACAGTTTTGTAAGTCTTTTAGACACATCAAAACGAATTTCTTGATCTTCCCGAAAAATAAAATAATAATCAATTAAACACTTATCTTGAATGGAAGCAAATGAATCACTTGCTACTTCAATAAAAAGTTTTTCAGTACAATCAATAAAAGGCTTAAAAACATCCCCGCCAAAACGAAGTCCGTCACCGGCCATTGGAAAAATTACATTTATTTTAGGCCTTGACATTATAAAAGGCCTAAGTATGTTTTGTTTATATAGTATTTAAAAATAAGATTTGAAACTAGTTTATGATTATCAACGACTCGTCTGAAAATGGTGAAATTATAGATTCAATCTATAAAGTATACAAAGTTAATAATGTTAAAGAATGTCATTGCGATTTTGATTGTTGGAAGATTGAAATAAATGAAAATAATGATACAACAAATCAGAATATTTTTTTCATTTGTGAAATTAACCCAACTGCTATCGGCCATTGGGTTTACGAATCAGCAGTATATCTCCAGTTATTTAAATTACTAAAAGAGAAATATCATACTATAAAGTTAATAATTATAGGTAAACGAATGTTTAAGAATCTTTTTTTTAATCTATTTGGTATTTCTGATAGTGATATTATTTATCAAGATATTTATTC